TATTCTTTTTTTACAAAATTTATTATTTTTTCTTGTTCATTTAACATAATATAAAATGTATGTTTTTTGTTTCTGGGTTAATGTCTAAAAAATTAGTAAGTTTGTTATACTCTGTTCCGCATTTAATCATAGGAATACTATCACAATCTTCGTACAAATATCCAAATTCAATAATTCCGTTCATAAAAACGCTGGAATGTTGTACTTCAAAATCAAATGACCATACATTTATATCTTCATCACTGTATAAAAAACCAAAGTATTCGCATTCTGATAAGTTTACTTTTTTAATAATTGGATTATTTAATAATTCAGGTTGTGATCTTAATGAAATAACCTGTAGCAAAGTATCTAAATTATTTTGTGTATTTCGCTGGTATATGAATTTCTTTTCATCAACTCCCTCTGGAGGCCTATTTCTTTGCCTAATTCCAGTTTGTGTAATATCAAACAGTGTATAACAAGTAATTCTATGTGACATAAACTATTTAAGCAATAAAAAACCCGAGAATTTTAATTCTCGGGCCTTGTATACAAACTTAATAAATTAGTTTGTAAATGTTGCTGTAGCTGCTGTAGTGACAGCATAACCTAATGCTGCTGTTAGCGCAACATCTAAGTTACCAGCGTTTGTGAAGTCCCATGCATTAACTGGATAAACTGCAACGGCTAATGTATCTGTATTATCACCAACTTCTGTGAATTCATAGATATAAACTGTAGCTAATTGCTGAATGGTGTTGATTGTTGTTAAGATATCAGCACCACTTGGTGTTGCTGCACCAGTAAATGTGATTGTACCAAATTGTAACTTTGGACCTTGTGGTTGAACTGTAGCACCTGATGTAACTGCATTAACGCCTGTGTTGGTGTATGCGTCTGCATCATAGTTCATTAGTGGCTTAAAGTCGCCATTGACTCTTGTAAATTGTGCCATTTCTAAATTCCTTTATGTTAGTTGAGCAAAAGCTCATACTTTTATTTATCCCAAATGGCAAAAAAGTTGGTTTTGGGTTATCTTCCTGCTAAGTTTTGTCTACTAAAACCCATTCTATCAACAAACTTTAGTCCTTGACTAACAAATCCTTCTTGCGTTTGTTGCCCACTTTGTAAATAACCTTTCACTGGACTATTTTCTGCTGCTATATTTAATTGATTAACTAAACTCATTTTTAAATTATATAATGATATCCATATACTAAATGCGCCAATAATTGCTTCTTGATTTATTTGAAAATACTGTGTTAATTTTTTACGCATTGGATCAGTCATTGGTCTGCTATTGAAATAATCAAAAAAACCTTTTACTAAGTTTGAAAGGTTACCCTCTACAATTTTTTTGTTAATATAAGTTGTGAACAATTGAACAAAACTATTTCTTGCTTGAGGTGCATTATTTAAGAATTCATCAACCACACTACCGTATTTTGCAATATTAGATTTTGCATCATTTACTAATTTGTTATCAATTTTTAATTTAGGAGTCATCGGCATTTTAGCAGGAACTATTGCCACATTAGAATTATTTTTCAGCTTACCAATAGTACCATCTAATGGAACTGCTTCATCTGTACTCGCAGCATTGGGTTCTAAGTATTGATGGACTACAATTCCTGCTTGCTTTCCTTTTAAAAATCTACCCATTTCACTGTCAGCTTCTACGGTATAAGTTATTCCGTTTGGATTTGCTCTAAAAGTGTACAATTTATTTTTTTCTTGCAATGGACTAAAAAATAAAACATCCCCCCAATAATAGCCTCTACCACGATCTGCTTTTTCTAAATCTGGCCATATATTTGCTATAAGTTGGTGTAGTCCACTTCTATCTACCCCTCTGGCTTGGTCATATTGTACAAATTGTTCAGGGCTATAAACTTGTCTTCCAGATAAATCACGCTTATTAAACATGTGTTTATCCATTATACTAAATTTGTTATTGGGACCTCGACCAAATATCAGTGCAGGGTATCCATCCCATTTTATAGTTACTGATTTTGGATTCTTGGCGGTTTTTATAGTAGCATCAACCGCTCTACTTGCACCTGCCGAACCATCTAAAAAAACTAAATCTTCAGGATGATCTAAATGCCCTTTGGCTTCAGTAATATGTGCTAAACTTAATAGTTTATCTCTCAGGTCTGCTATCACCGTTTTAATTCATCCCACATTCTGTATTTTTCTAATAATTTTTTCATCAGTTCTTCATATTTTGCAGCATCAGTTGCTTTTAATTTTTCAGCATATTTTTCAATAATAGCAGCCATTTGTGCCGATGTAGTAGGTGCTGTGCTTGCTTGGTTAGTTGCACTTGCAGATGAAGTTGGTTGTGCAGTAGAGGCAGTAGGCGCAGCACCCGTAGCTCCAGCTGAACCTGTGCTTGATGCGGCGCTGACACCTGATTGCCCTCCTGCTGCTTGCCCACCACCAGTGCCAGCAAGATTGCCGATAGTAAACATCATACCGCCTAACTTTCTTAATGCAGCCTGACCTTTGTCTGTAGCATAACTTGCTTGTATAGCATCAGCCATTTTTTCAACATCTGCTGTATCTGAACTATAATCCAAGTTTCTAGTTCTTGCATATTTAGGTAACCAGCGAGTTTTAATAAAATCACTAATTGAGACTGCTTCGTTTAACAAGCCTTCAAACAAATTGTTTAACTTGTAATACTTACTTTCAACTATTTTGAATTTTTTACTCTTGGATTCTTTTAAAACAGATAAACCTAAATCGCTCCAACTTATATTAACACTTTCTAATAATTTATTGATCCAAAAGATTTGCCATGCTTCAGCCATAACTTGTCCTGCTTTTAATCGTTCAATGGCAGCATTTGCGAAATTAGGATCTGGGCTTTGTTTCTTGATAATTTGTTGCACAGTAGCAACAGCATTTTCCCATTCTGGATAATTCTTTCTATCAGCCATGAAGTTGACAATTTCTTTAGTCAACGCCATTTTTTGTCTTTTATCGGTAGTTGCATTAAGGTCTGCTGCTACCTTTCTTACATAATTGTTTATGTTTTGTGATGTTTGTTTTTGTGCATCATATGCACCTTTTGCTTTAGCACCTGCATCAGGATCTCTTGTTGAGCCACCAGGTGCTGCTGTTGCTGTTGTTGCAGCAGGTGTTTGTTGTTGCACAGTATTAGGATCAACCTGAGTTGCAGCAGGGGTTGCTATGTTAGGATCAATAAGCCCTGTTTGTATTCCTTGGTCAATATTAAGTATTGCATCTCCAACAAAATTATTAATAAATTTGTCCATTAATTCACGTTGGGCCACACTTGCTTGACCTTTGGCTCTGCCCATTAATCGATTACCTAACTGTTTTAGACCAGCTGCCCCATAACTACCAACGACTTGATCCAATCGTAATTCTTCTAGTCTTTGAATATCCTTAAACTCAGTTATTTTCATCTTTCTTCCTTATTGACTTAGCAAATTTATTTTTATCCTTGTTTTTTATTGCGCTTAATAATCTACGCTCTAAAACTTCGGCTTTATCTTTACTATATTGTCTGTTTATAAGTTCAAGTAGGTTTATTGCACTTGTGATAATGTTTACCGCTCTATTTTCTATTACTAAATTAATATCACGGTTATTTCCAATTGCTTCTAACTCCTCTAACAAACTTTTGGTTTTTTTCTGCATAATATAGTTTCCCGTATGTATTTAGTCGGGTTAGTGTTTTTGCTGTTGTAAAGATTTTAATAAGGATTTTAATTTTGTGTCTTGTGCTATTCCAACAACTTTGCTAGACTCAGGCTCAATTTGTTCTTGTATCTTATCATTTACCGTACTATTTGGTCTAATTTTATTTAATAACTCAGTTGGACTTGGAGCACTGTATTGCTTTACTTCTTCATTACTATCAGTAATTCTTAATGTGTCAATGTTAAATTCTAACTCAATTTTTTGTCCAACACCACTACTACTTCTAGTTTTCATAAGTTGTAATTGATATTGTCCGCGCTCACGCATACTACGGCTGGTAAAAATACCAAATACATTATCTGCTGTGTTAATTTTACTAATACCACCGCTAATATGACTATGATCAAACTCAATTTCATCTACAGCAGTACGGTTTAACTGACTTGCTGTTACAAATAATACATTTAATTCTTTACTTAAATTACGCAATTCTTCACTAACATATTTGTCTTTTACAAACAAATCACTAGGACTTACTTTTGCACTGACGGGCATTAATAAGTCCAAATAATCTACACACAAAAAATCAATTCTCATCCCTGTCTGTATTTGTAATTCCTTACAATATGCTCTAATATCATTAACAGTGCTTTGTGCAGGCATATATTTAATACGCAATTTACCTGCCTTTTTAGCTACCATTTTTACTTTCATTTCAACATTATCAATATCTCTAAAAATTTCTTTACTACTCGTATCGGTCATCATGCTATCAATACGCATACTACATAAACCTTCGCTAAGTTCTAATGTAATATATACTCCACTTAATCCATTTTGAACCCAATTGACTGCTAGATTTTGCATGAACAACGATTTACCTGAACCACTTCCACCAGCAAATATTTGTAATTCACCACGGTTGAAACCACCATATAACTTCTGATCCATACTTGGCCAGCCTGTGCTATTTTGTCCATTATTAGATTTTAATGCCATTAACCTTGCTTTTGGATCGGCAAAGTAATCGGTACCCATGTCACGCTGTAATGATATCTGTACAGCATCCTTGATTAATTTTTCAACAGGATCATAATCTCCTTTTTCTAATAAGTCTGCACTTTTAAGTATAGCCCTTTCTAGTTCTTGTCGTTTTGTAAACTTTTCAAATTCTTCTAAAAACCATTCATAATGCCCTTCATCAAGTTCAGGTATCGTATCAACGTCTATACCTGTTGTGGCAACTATTTGTGTAGGATCGGGCATGACATTATATTTTTTTGTATGATCCACTATGAATTCCGCAACTTGCCTTAAACTTTTATCAAAGTTTAAAACATTCATAATGTTCATAACTCTAGTGTATAATTCAGCATTGGTAACTATCATACGCAAAAATAGTAACTGTATGTCTACATTATAATCTTTTATCAACCGCTTTTCTCCTCATTTCAATTTTAATTTTACTATTTGTTGCATTTTGTAATATACTTAACAATGTAGGTAACTTACCATATTTTACTACACTATCATTAATATCTTTAATGTTACTACCCCAATATGGGATACTAACTTCATATCCTAATTCCAAGGCTCTATTAATAGTTGATAATCCTGTTTTATCTTGGTCAGGAACAAATATAATTTTTTTGTCTAACCTACTTAAAACTTCTGCTTGGTCATTATTAATTGTATTATGTGTTAATGCACACCCATCTATACTTAATGCATCAAATATGCCTTCACATAAAATACATACTTCATATTGTGGCTTTTGTAAATCATACCCAAACACATATCCTGCCTGTTGCTCATTAATAAATTTAGGTTTTCTATCATCCAAATATCTACTGGTTTGACCTACAATCTTGCCCTCAAAAGTAAATGGAATAATTATACGGTTAGCCTGTCTACCTTCCAAATGTGGAGTCACTAAAAAAGGATATTGGTTGTATGATATTTTACGGCTATTTAAATATTCAATATATGGTTTATGTTTTACATTTGTTATATCTAATAACTCCCCTTCTTCTAATTGAAACTCATTAAATTGAACTCGTTTTTTTTCTTTTCTTATTCTTATTATATCTAGTAAATCTCGGTGTTGTAAACTTTCAATATTATAGCGGTTAATTTGATTTTCGTCTACATTTAACCAAGATAATAATAACCTTGTGTTTTTTGTTATAGATTTACCTAAAAAGAACCCAGCCTTAAATCCACAATTAAAACAATGATATTGCCAACTGTTGTCACCTAAACGAATGCCACCACGCTTTCTTTTATCAGCATTATGCCCACGGTGTTGACAACAAATAGCATTAAAACTATACCACCCACTTTGGCTTAATGTTTTTTTGTTGTGTATTAATGAAAGGATATCAAACATCTTGTGATTTTAACACAAAACACAATAGTTTACAAACAAGTTGGAATTATCTTGCTAAAATATTGGTAACTGCACCAGTATTACTTGTAAATACCATTCTAACAAAAGGATGATACCCGTGTATAGTCCAACCATGTGTCTCACTATTGTTGGAATATGCATTTGTAGTAATTGGATACCAATCTGTACCCTGTTGATTAACGGTGCCCTCTATGGTAATATCGCCGTTGAACTCAGTTAACTTTGCTTGTAGTGTTAAAATAGGATTGTCGTTAGTATTAATAATGCTACTATAATATGTATTGGCGTTTGGTAAAACGTTACTTATACTATTATTTGCATCTAAATTGGGAAATGGTTGTCCAGTTGGTATAGTGACTTCTTCACTTGGCACAAAACTTGGTAATACACTATTAACTATATTCATATCACCACGAGCACCTGCGTTTTGGTCAACAAAAACTGGATAATCAAATTCTCCAACTGGAATTTCTAAACTATAGTACCCTTTTTGTGCTTCAATGTTTTCTAGGTCGGCAGCATTAACAATTAAAGCAGCAATTCCATTTGCAGGTAATTGCAATGTCAACGCTTTTCTAAGTAAAACTTGATTACCTGCATTATTTAATACTCTACAAGTGATTGATTTACCAGTTATGTCAACAGGTTTTTGTTCTTGGTTTAAAAATTGAAATTGTATTTGGTTATCAACACCTTTATTAAGTGTTAATGGTTTTGCATAAACTGGCATATATTTTCTCGGTGAATATCCTGATAGTAAGACAACAATTTGCCTTTGTATATAATAAAAAACTGATGTTGAATACACATTAGTAGCTCCCTATTTCTATTTATGTCTTTTACTAGAAATAATTTTTTCGGTAAATTTTGTGTAAATATAATTGGATTACACTTTAATGATAAACAATGAATTTTTTAAAAGATTAAGCGACACACATCCTTTTATGAGTGTTGTATCATATGCAAATCAAGAATATGTTGGTATCATCCAAAACCGTGACGAAATTGTTACTACACTTTATGATTATGGCTCAATTGTAGATAAAGATTCAAAAAACAAATTTCTTGAACTTGGAGATGTTTGGTGGTGGGAAAGTAATAGATTAATTCCAATAAACTTATTTTTAAAAAATGATTGGAATTTATTTAAAGGATTTTTAAGAACCTTTAATACAAAAAGTTTAATTGTATTACATGGCCCAGTTTGTAGTATGCAGGATCTTAATAAACGAAGAATTAAAAGACGTAGCATAACACTAGTCAAGCGTATGCCCTAAACTATCTAATAAATTCATATGTACAACAACTAAATGTGCATAACTTATGCTGTGACTTTTCTTAAAATAATATCCATCACTATTTTTATCCCAAACTGTTTCCGCTATTTCTTTATAAGTTTTTCCAATTAAATGTCGTTTGCCTGGTCGTATAATAGCTAAAAACATTGCCAATCTTGGTATACTATTGATTGGCTCAGGCATCTTACACAGCGTATCATATTGGTTGTTAATATGTATGAGTTTTTCAACAAACTCTTTATTGTCTAAATTATCCCATTTTGGTTCACGCATCAACTCAACTAAATGATTTTCATCACGGACTAATTTGTATACATGTACATTTAACAAGTCAAGCTTAAAATACCCACGGTCTTCAGCAACTTCATAATCTAACGCACAAAGATTGTGTAATGGATCATATGGAATATCTGTAACATAGATTCCAGTTGGGTGCTTTTTAATTGTGTCACTTTTGCGAATACTAGCAGGAATATGATCAATTAATGTTAATAATTGATCACGGTCTGCTAGGTCAATGTCAATATCACTATTAAACTTATCGGGCATATAGTCCAGCTTTAATTATTTTAGTATATGCTTGTTGAACAACAATAGCTTG